TTGAATAGTAGTAGCGTTATTGAAATGGCTGGAAGCCATACTTGAACTACGTTTTCTATCACGTACTTTTATAAATTTATTTACATAATCCATGCTATTTGCATTTGGATCTACAGGTGTGTAGTCTTCATTTAAATAACCCTCTTCATGTGCCCATTGAGCGTAAGCTTTTACTTGTCCCATACTTTTCTCCAGATTTTATCTACAATAGCATAGTCATATACTGATAGTTGTTTCCACCAATAGCCTGACATAGCTAAAATATTACCAATAACTCCGTGCTCAGAATTATCTATATTTCCATTTTTAGTTACTCTAAAAATATCACCATTTTCTTTTATCCACCTATCTATACTTCTTAAATATGTGTAGCCTTCAATTTTTTTCATGATCGTCTACCCTTTTTAATTTAAGTTTATCAGTCATAGTTAATGCCACAACAGGTAGTTTTTCTCGAGATCTAGCCCATCCTGTTTGGTAGCCTAATATAAAAGCAATAGTACTAAAAATTAGTATTTGTATAATATTCATTGTTGTAATTTCCATAATTAAAGCTCCGCTGTAAAGTTGCAATCCTTGTTAGGATTTAAATTAAAAAAGATTAAAATTTTTATACCTATTTGTAATCTAGCTAAATACTCTAAAAGAGTACGTAACTCATTTTCATTTAGTTCTATATTATGTCTATCTTTATAGTGTTGTATAATCATTTCATCGTTATAACCATTATTTTCTTCAAAGAAGGTTTCAAGTATTTTTCCGTTTTTGCCTAAAGCTATTTTTAATATACGAATACCTTCTAGTACATTATTAATATCAGTATTAGCAATACAATAATCAATGTAGTGACCATGATAGTCCTCCTCTTCATTTTCATAATTTGTAACATCTTGTGCACCAAAAAATTCAGCATCGTTAGAGTCTTGAACTCCAAACCAGAATTTACCTTCTATATCTCCATCATAATATCTACCCATGATTACTCCGTATTTAGGTCTGTGAGAATAGTTTCTGATTCAAGCAATAACTCGGTACGATTTAATGCATTGTCAGCATAAATTGCTTTTTTGGAATTATTGGCAAGTACAGAACGAGAACTTGCTTTTAAATCTTCTTCAAGGTCAAATGCAAAAGTATTGTCATAATAAATTATAAACCCACCTTGTAATGTCACCATTTCAACTGAGGGATGCCCATATGAAGTTGAAACTACTTTGGTAGCATAGATTTCTTTATCTTTTTTAAAAAGAACAGACATGCCACCTTTAATTTCTTTAAAATTTAAAATTTCCATTATCTTATGAAAATAAGTCTTTTTAAAGCTCTTGTACAGGCAACATAGAATAAGTTATCTTCTTGTTGCTTTTCCCATGGAATACTTGATTTTTGTTTAAAATAAAGACAAGTATCTGGTTTTATAAAAAATACATTTGGACTTTCTAGCCCTTTAGCAGCATGAATAGTCATTAGCTTCCTAGAACTAGCACTATTGGAATGTATTCCTAAATTTAAAATGAATGAATTTATGTCTTTTGGTTTTTTTGCCATATTTACAATAGATAATAAAGTTTCATATTTATTTTCAATAGCACTTGTGCTCCATTTATTACCTGAAGCTCTATCCATTTCTTTATCATAATATGTTTTAATACTACTTTTCATATCAGATAGGGTTGTACAGTGTTTAAATACCTTATTTAGATCTCTTTTAAGTTGAGTGATGAAAGTACCGCCTATAGAGAAATGCTCGTTATTTTGGATAAATTTGTAAGCCAATTTAATTAAATGATTATTTGTTCGACTTATAATAAAACACTCATCTGGGAAAAAATTAGGCTTTTCGGTTTCTTTTAAATGTATTAAGTCAACAATTCCATCTTTTTTTCTACTGAAAATATTAGGAACAATATGTTTGATAGTAGATAAAATTTCTAAAGGACATCTGAAACTTTCAGTTAATTCATACTCCATAGGATTATAAGTTTCTTTAATTTTATCGATAGCATATGGATCACTACCTCTAAATCCATAAATAGCTTGGTTGATATCACCTACAAATATTATTCGTTTAGTAGGAATACAACTTAAAAATGCTATTTGTTGAGGATTTAGATCCTGGCATTCGTCAACTAAGACAATATCATATTCTCTAGATTTCCAGCCATTATCAATAGGATATTGAAGCATATCATCAGCACTTATTTCATTAGTGTCTTCTTTACCGCGTTCTAATATCTCTTGAGCAAAATCTATATATTGATAACCAATTTGAAAGCGGTCACAAGTGTTTTTCCATGAAGTATAGGCAATATTACCATTCATGTTCATATGTTTACTTGCTAAAGAAACACATGTATGATTAGCATAAGTAGTTGAATTACTAAGTCTCATTATGTATTTATCATATTTTTTAAAATTAACTCTACTAGTAGGAAAATGTTGTCTTACTAAACCTAATCCAAAAGCATTAAATGTTTTACAAGTCCACCCTACAGGTAATTTAGGCATTACCTCTTTTACAATTGCTTTATTAAATGCTAGATATATGCCGTTTTTGTACTTTTCTGCTAAATGCATTAAAGTAGAGGTTTTACCACTGCCTGCAACAGCATTAACTAGTACAGTTGTTTTATTACTATCTATAACAACTTGTTGCTGTTTTGTTACCTGTTTAATGGTATTTGATGATGCATTAAATTTTTTCATGTTTTACTCTTGATTAATTTTTCAGTACGATAAAGATTAATTTGTTTTCTTACCTGACATACCTTACTATCTTGAAAACAGGCTAATGGTTGTGCAAACATATGCACTGATAAACTATCCAGTGTACACTCGCCTTTATGATTGTTCAAGCACCCATGGTGTGAACAGCTAGGAACATTAAATTGTGACATATGCCTCCTTTAAGATGTATTTAGTGATTTCTACATTAAACCTATTATCTAGCATTTAGTTTAATACATTTAAAAAACCGTTTGGAAAACGGAGTAGGACCTATTAAAAAAATATAGAGCCTACCCCCTAAAGGATAGACTCTGACTAACAAGATTTGTGATTCATTATGACAGCATATAATCACTGTTTAAAATATCTTTTGCTAAATCATTAGATAATTTGGTAATTGGAACGTAGTTACCACTTATTTCTGACAATATATCTGATAATAAATCACTTCTGGCAATTTCTGCCATTATATCTTTATAGGTTTGGATGATGACTTGAAGGTAATTAGGATTAAATACGAAACAATCATGGATATGAGCAAGTTTGATGTGATTGGAATGAGTACGTCTTACCATTTCTCTAGCAATATAACCATCAATACTATGTATTATATTTGCAACTAGACTACGGTAATTCTCAGAAGGTTGTTGTTTATTATATCGATAAGTAAAAGTACGATGATTTAATTCATCAATTTCAATCCGAATATCAGACATTTCAGTAACTGGTATTCTTGCAACATGACCATCTGGCAATGTCCATTGATGTACATCAGCACTATAATTCCAAAATTCATTGATAGTCTCCATTACATCAATAGCACCTGGCAATGATTCTTCTAATACTTCGTAGAATACATTTAACTGTTCTTTATTAAACATTGCTTTAGGATTTGCTACCGAATTATAAAAAGTAGTCATGCATGGTTTTTTGACTTCTTTTCTGGAAACTCTAAATTTTGGTTTTAAGAGCCGATTCATTCTATCTGCTATGATAGTATATAAATCATCTCTTCTACCCGTATTTATCATATTACAGGCTTTAGCAGTAACTTTACAGCCTGATAATGCTGCCATTATTTGTAATCCTGACGCAGTAGCGTCAATACTCATAACATATCCTGTTGAGTGACCTTTCTTTGTATCCAGATATGCTGTAATAGCTTTAGCACCTAGTATAGGTTCTTTGAATTCATCTAAATTAAAAGATAACTGTTTGTTAAACCAATTAATCCGTTCATTCCAAGTTATTTTGTCATGACCTGCATGATTAGCAATAGCAATTTTAAGATTATCTAATTTAGTTACTATTTCTTTATCAAAGAAAGATAACAAGGCTTTACCATACTCATTAGATTGAATATTTAGGTCATATCCTGATGAATATGATCTACCTCGTTTGTCATATCGCCATACAAAATAAAATGGCTTGCCAAGGTAATCACTAATAACTCTGTCAAACTGTTCTTTCTTCATAGTTTTATTAGTATTTTCGTGATTAACATATGTTGGAATATCGATAGTCCAAGGAATGGATTGTAGTTGATTTAACGCGTCATACGCTTGAGGATTGTAATGATGAGTACCTTTACCTAGAATAATAGATTTACGCTCCCATAGCCAACCTCCATCAGTATTGGATATCCAATCATTTGGTTGTTGAAGCATAGGTGGCAAGTATTGTAATACACTTAATTTATTAACCGTATCTTTACTTAATCTATATTTGGGTAATATTTCTGTACCATCATCAGACAATTGAATGTCATATAATTTACCATGACAGATTGATAGTATTTCAGCACCTGTTTTTACAGCGTCTATTTGGTTTCGATAACCTAGACTCATACCAAGTTCAGTTGCTGGCCCTTGGATAGGTTTGTTACTATTTGATGCTAAAACTATAGCGAATATATTATTTACTATCTCTATAGTTTTAGGTAGTTTATTTATTCTGAGTTGTTTGGACTCATAATAATTACCTGCTCGATAATTATCTATGGTTAAACACAAACTTTCAGTTAACTTAGATGGTATATCATCTAATATGTCAGTTAAAATTAGGTTATTCCGCATTCTCTTAGAATAATCTAACTCTTTTTGTAATTGGATATTAATCGGTTCCATAATTTTATCCTTTTTGATTGAGTAATAAAAAACACATAAACATATTCCAACTAGTATTGATATATTTATGTATTAGTTTTGTTAGATACTTAAATCTAACTCTTCGGTTTAAGCGGCTCAAGACTATACGTTGCGGAACTAGTAGTCAGTGGTTCCCTTAAAGAGCCTGAATTGTGGTTTTCCTTTTGTTACTATCTAATAGCAATGATGAGGATAGACAATTTATAGAATGTACATATAAACAATCTATCCTTAGTTTAATTACAGATTTGCAATTAAATCATCAGCCTCACCAGCAGTCATTGGTAGAGTAATGTTTTCTAACTTGACTTCTGCTAATTCTGATTTTAGATTATTTACAGTTTCTTGTATTTCTACATCACCTGATTCATTATCTAAATCATTATCATAGTAGTTAATGAAGCCTAACAACTTGTTACTTGCAGTTAACTTAAAATTAACCTTGTTGTTGTTATTCTCATTAGTTGCGTCTACCTCTGCAGTGGTAATTATTTTGAATACTTGCTCTGCATTGACATGTGCAAAGGTACCTGTTGGACGAAATTCAACTGATTCATCTTCACTTAATGCAATGCTGAATCTTGTAGTTGTATTACTTCTAGGCTTACCCCTAGTGGTGTTCTTAATTAATGACATATATTGTCCTCGGCTACTTGGATAAAGAGAACTAGTTAATAGTAGCAGAAATAACTAATTCTTGGATTTTGGTTGGAAATGTTTTCTCAGAACTATCTAAATTAAATGGTCATTGACACATCACAATCTTACTCTTGGTTATGAGTGATGATGATGAGTCAAATCGCATTGGTGATACTTAACTAATGATTATATTTTTTGAGTGCATACCATAATGTTGCTGTGGCAATTACACCAAATATTAAGAATATCATTATTAATAAGTCTTGTGCGTATAGCAAGTTGTTGTAATTCATGATAGTTCCTTGTTATTGTATGAGTTTTTAATTATGTGAAATGTACCTAATGATGAATATAGTTCGTCATTGATGCTGTCAATTAAATCAAATTCATTATTTTCATAAGATTGATTATCTTCATAGTCATCTTTGAATTGATTAAATAGTTTCACATAGTCTTCTGCTCGTAGCTGTAAACCTCTGTCATTATAGTAAGATAGATTGTCTGAACTAGCCCAACACATCATATCTTTAATAGCGTCTTTCTTGAAGTTATGCATATTGCCACGATGATTAGATTCTACATAGTTGCCATAGTTATCACATTTGAGTAAACATGCATAGTATTGACCTAGACTTTGACTGACTTGTAGTATCGGTGGTTCGATATTTGGATTATTCATATCGGATTCCTTTTTATATGTAGTTGAAGTAAAGTTACCCCAATCATCTCTATATAACATGATAATTCCTTTGATTGGTTGAATGAAGTAATAACAGGCTTTCTCTGACTCTACAGTCCTTTATGTGGATACGCCAATGTGCCTAGTATTTGATATTAACCTGTTATTGTTATATACATCTCAAGCCTCTTATCTTGATATTCTGAATCTAGCTAAATTCAAATGTATACCTTAGATATTTTTACTTGCACCTTGAACAAGTCACTCATCATACTGTAAGCATAAAGAATAATAAAAATGATGATATGATAAGTAAGAGGAATACTGCTCCCTCTAGTATTGAAACTCCCCAAGTCGGAATGACGATTTCTCTATTTCTTCTTTTCATTCTTCTTTGGTGGTCTGCCCACTTTAACTTGATGTTTGCGTTTGAACTCTTTTAGATTCCAATCTGATTCTAATAAAGCTATCTCGACTGATTCATCTAATGCAGTATTAATAATTTTAAATGATTGTCTTGATGTATGCTTAAGTCCCTCATCACCAACTAGATTAGATACTAATTCTGCTGAATCCTGAACAGTCTGACCTATTGATGCTATCGTATTTCCTATAACTTTAAAAATTTTCATGATTATTCCTTATATAATTATTATGAATGACAAATGGTCTCTGATGAAACCGCCAACACCACGCCAGTGGATTCAAGTACTCTATCTTCCTATAACCTACTATCCCATAACGAAGTGTATAGTGTCTTCCGTTAGAAGTGTCGATCTAACGGAAAAAAATAAAGGAAACCCGTTGTTTGGGTTTCCCTTATTTTAATCAAACTGAACAGGTCATTTGCTAATAACAAAGTTGCTGATATTAACACCGTCATTGCTTGAACCCTTTGGTTGCTGAACAATAGTGACCTGTTTGGTTTTGAGTAATTCACATAGATGATTCTCTAGGAACTGGTATGCCTCCTCAGACATATCATCTAATAAATTAACAAAACCAACAGTTTGATTATTATCGTCTACGATTTTGAACACTTGAGTCTGTTCATTTTGACGCTTATTCTTGTATGACATGATATACTCCTGTATAGTTAAGTGGACGGTGATAATCACCAACATCACGCCAGTGACACACTTATAATCATCTACATATCCCACGCTATAACAAGGCACAATAAGACCATAAAATTAAAAGATAGTTATTGTGACTTGATAGGGGGGGATATGTGATGATTGTAAGTAAGCATAGTAAGTTTCTACACTCGTAAGCAAAAATTAAAAATCTCTAATGAAAAAAAACTTGACATATGGGGGGTGCTACTATAAAAAGTTTACTACCGACAATAATGTTGGTTATTTGAGATGGGAGAAACATATGATAGATAAAATCACAAAAGGTGTTGCAGCTGCGACAGGTATTGGCGTTTCATTAATATCTTTAGCAATTGTCTTGCAAGTTGTTTTTGGTGGTAGTGTTCCTTTTCTTGGTGGTGACGTCATTGGTACCATTATTGGAATAGTTTCACAGCTTGGGAATGCTGGTCTAGTTGGTCTTATTTCTGCAATAGTCGTGTGGAAATTGTTTGATCGAGATTAACAAATAATAAAAATCTTCTAAAAAACCTGCTGAAAAGTGGGTTTTTTTGTTTGCACGACAACATCCCATCCCGTAGGGGTGGGTGTTGGAGTGTTATCAAAAACATATAAAAGAATTCCTATAAAGAAGGGAAGCGCTACAACCCGCATTCCTATAACCTCGAGGTTGACCTGAGAGTTAACTTTTAAACTGAAAAAGTTATCTGTGAGGTTAACTTCTGCTAATTAGTTTACCTCTTAGGGGATATTCGTGTATACTTCCCCTATCAAGGATACTTTTCGGGGAGAACCTATGCAAACCCCCTATAATGCGGGCTGGGCGAAAATACCATTGGACGACTTATTAACTGTTAATCAATTAATAGGCTCGTCCTCTATTTTTAGTGTCTATTGTTGTATGTTTAAAAAACTTCCTTTGAATGGCGATAACATCTGTCAAATTACTCAAGCTGAAATTTGCGAAACTTTAGACATAAAGAAGAGCTATGCGTCCCGTTCGGTTAAAAGGCTAATAGAGCTTGAGGTTATAGCTAAACACTCAAACAAGAACTATATGTTGAATCCTCGGTACACGATGCGTAACGTAAACGATGATTACTATATTTTGGTAGAGAAGTTTCAAAAAATATTAAGGGAGGAAACAGATGACAGCTAATCTCAAAGAAGAACCAGAACACTTTATTATTGTAGGTTATGAGTTTGGAAAGGAGCTTGAGGGAGGACTACATAAAACGGTAGATGTCGTTTGCGATTGTCTTCAGCCAGATAACACTATAGATCCTCATATTGATAAACTTATTACTAAATCAGAGTTGAAAGAATTAGTGGATAATCAGTTTATGAAAAAGGATGGGGACCAATATGTTGCCAATCCTTTACTGATATACTGTGTTGATGGTGACTATTTTTTGGACGAAAAACGCTATACAGCACAAATTAAAGCAATAAAGCTATATTATGGGATAGAAAGATAATGGAACTAACTAAACAAGATAATTCAACTGTATTAACTAAAGAACAACTGCAGGCTAGTATGCCGCGCAAGTTTAGACATAACATTACGGATGATATGATTAATTTTATTAATACTACAGAAGGAGATGAGTTTCGTGCTGTTTATAAAGAAAATTTGCTCGGTTTTGCCGATGTGATACAAAACGGGCGTTATAAGATGTTAGATTACATTAATGCAGTGAAGTTTGTTAGTTACAAGTTAATTGGTGACTCTAATACGATAGCTTACGCTAAGACGTTTCCTGACCGTTACCAACGATTAGTAGATAAAAATACGCCTACGAAAACGATTTCATCGTTTTCTACGGCTTATAATAAAGGTGATTTGGTTCATAGGATATTAGAAAGGACTTTGGTCCCTGTTCATATTCTTAATATGGATGTTCACCAGGAAGCAATTAATACTCAGGCAGAGCTCATGCGTAGTGCTAAAAGCGAGACGGTACGACAAAAGGCGGCCGAGTGTTTGATTATGCAGCTGAAAGCCCCTGAAACCTCTAAAATAGAGGTAGACGTTAGTTATAGCAATCATTCTATCGATGAGCTCCGTGAGACTACTAGAGCGCTTGCTCAAGAACAATTGAAACTAATTAAGAGTGGGGCTGTTACTGCTAAACATATTGCTGAAAGTGATATTCTTGCTAGAAAGAAGATAGCCAGTATTGAAACTGAATACGAGGAGATTTCTAATGAAAATAGTTAATTTGATGATATTAGCAATGTTCCTTACAGGGTGCAGTACATTTGGGGGTTTATTGGCGCCACCTTTTTATTTATGTGAAGAACCAGAACAATTACTGGTCTGTTCAAACAAGTCTTTGGATGAATGCCAAGGATTCTTAAAAAAACCTATAAAAATAAAGGCGCTGTGAAATTAATTAAAAAAACAGTTGATGAGTGGCTAAATGAGATTAGCTATGCTGAAGATGCAACATATGTACCTAGTGAGTTTGCATTAGAGTTTGTTAGCTTCATTAAATTAGTAAATGGCGAGCGGGGGGAAGAAAACATAACCCCTGTTATTCACTACAAAATGCTAGACAATATTACTGGAAAAAGACAGAATACCGTTAATATGTGCTCACGCGGACTAGCTAAAACCACCGTACTATCGGAATATTTAATACTGTATTTGGCTGTATATGGTTCTATTCCTGGATTTGGCGATGTAGATTATGGATTATATATTTCTGACTCTATTGAGAATGGTGTGAAGAAAATGAGATACAGACTAGAAAGGAGATGTCAACACAGCCCTTTTTTAAAGTCCTATATTGAAATAGCTAGATTTACAGATATTAGGTGGTATTTTAAAAATAAACAAGGTAAAGAGCTTGTGGTAACGGGCCATGGTGCTAAAACTGGTGTTCGTGGAACAGTAGAACTAAACACGAGACCGCAATTAGCTATGTTAGATGACTTAGTATCTGATGATGATGCTCGCTCGCCCACTGTTATTGAGAGTATAGAGAATACTGTATATTCTGCAATTGACTATGCATTACATCCTAATAAAAGAAAAGTAATTTGGAGCGGTACCCCCTTTAATGCTAAAGACCCATTATATAAAGCAGTCGAATCTGGGGTATGGTATGTGTCAGTTTATCCTGTATGTGAGAAATTTCCTGTTGCAAGAGAAGATTTTAAGGGTGCTTGGGAGGATAGATTTGATTATGATTATGTAAAAAACCAATATGAAAAATCTAAGGGAGCTGGAAAGCTAGATAGCTTTAACCAAGAGCTCATGCTTAGAATCATGTCAGAAGAAGAGAGATTAGTAAAGGATGGAGATCTTACCTGGTACAAACATGCTAATGTTAAGAATAACAAAGGAGCCTTTAATTTTTACATTACTACTGACTTTGCAACTAGTGCTAGAGAAAGTGCAGACTTCAGTACTATTAATGTCTGGGCTTATAATAATAATGGGGATTGGTTGTGGGTGGACGGTTTTTGCAAACGCGCCCTCATGGATGAATCAATAAATGAACTCTTTAGTTTAGCACAAAAATATCATCCTCAAGAGGTTGGCATTGAAATAACTGGACAGCAGGGCGGTTTTATTGCTTGGATACAGAATGAAATGATGAATCGTAATATTTACTTCACTCTAGCTGCAGGTAAGAACAGTACTTCACCTGGAATACGACCTTATAAAGATAAAATGAGTCGATTTCAACAAATGGCTTTGCCATTGTTTAAATCAGGAAAGATATGGTTTCCTGAAGAATTAAAAGAATCAGATGAATTAGTTGAAATGTTAAATGAGTTATCGTTAGCTACATTTAATGGCTTTAAGTCTAAACATGATGATCAAATAGATAATATATCTATGTTAGGTGAATTTAATGCATGGAAGCCTAGTGAAGTATCTGCAGGTGAGAATAAAGATGGAAGTATGTTATGGGATGATGAGGACCCTGAAGAAAGAGGAGATGCTTCTTATTTCGTTTAATCCCTAGAAAATTAGTTTACATGACAAAATTAAAGTGGTATGATAATTAAAACTACTTTTAGGATTCCATATGTTAGTTTCTGATTATTTATCGCATCTTACAAAAGGCGATATTAAAAATTTATATGTAAGTGATATTGGGACAGGTACTCCTACTACTGCGCAACAAGCAAATATCGATATACTTATTAGCTATTTGAACCTAGCAAATTTAGAACTTCATAAAAGATTTGCCTTAATTCAAAAAGAGTATATATTGACTGATGTTACTCATAATTCACTTCATAGTGTTCCCATAGATTTTATGTATGCTATTAGTGCTACATTAAGAGATGGGGATGAAGTAGCTATTAATGACGGTAGAAAAAGAATAGTAGATGATGTAGATTATAATTTGTCAATTTTATTTCCATCACCATTCAAAATTCTAGTTAAAGGTAAAGATACACAGAATCCAGCTAGAGATGATATCAGTATAGTTTATGTAGCAACTCCCCCAACTGTATCTTTAACAACAGAATTCATAGATTTACCACAAGTTTATAACGAAGCTCTATTTTATTATATGGCTTATAAAGCACATGCTGCGGTTAATGGTGATATGAAAGAAGAGAATAATACTTATTTTTTGCGTTATCAACATAGTATTAAAGAAATTAGGTTATTAGGGCTAAAAAGTTCTGATAATTTAGATAGTAATGTTAAATTAGACGAAAGAGGATTTGTATAATGGCGAATTTCCAGAGTTTTTCCCCAAACGATATAGATAGTTCTACAGTACAGTACTATTCTATAATCGAATTAGTTGCAGGTGATACAATGCCTGAATTAGATATTATATTAAAAGATAGCAATACAGCTCTTGCAGGACAAACACTTAGTGCTACAGACCATGCAACTTGGGCAATCATTAGTCTAGCTGCAGTAGATACTGTCAAAATGAAATTTAGAAAAAAAGATACAACAACTATTTTAGAAACCCTTTCAGGTTCAATAGTTGGTGATGGTACTGCTGGAAATGTAATTATGACATGGACCCCTACTACATTAGCAGATGCTGAAGGAATATATGAGGGTGAAATAGAACTTACTTATGATAATGGCAAAATATCTACTGTTCGTGATTTATTAAAATTTGATGTAAGAGCAGGATTCTAAAATGGCTAAAAACCTAAGAGCCATTGTTACACTTCAAAAGGCCCAGGTTACAACTAGTTATGCAAAAAGCGAAGCTATAGCAAGCTATCAAAGAGCGGAGGCTATTGCTTATCGTAATGATTTTTCAATCAATCAGTGGTTCTACGATAATTTTTCTGATTCTTGGAATGGATATTGTTCAGTCCCAACTCCAAATGGTGCTTCTATATTAAACCAAGCCGAATGTGAGATACATGAAGGAGTTTGGACACCTTCGAGATTGCCTGTATCAGGTGGTGGTTCTGGTGGTTCACCTGGTCCTGGTGGTGGTTCTCCTGGTGGTAGTTGGGGTAATTATGAAGTTAATCCTGGTTTAACTTTATGTTCTACCTATGATGAAAATGGTGACCCTATAGTAAGTCAAGTTGCATGTACTTCACAAGGTGGAGAGTGGCGTGCTGGTTTCTGTTCTATTTTAGATGAAAATGGTGATATTATAACAGATGAAGCTACGTGTATCGCTGCTGGTGGTGGAACGTGGTATCCTGAGAGGATATCAATACCTTTAGATGATATTCTTTTTTGGTCTTTAAGTAAAAACTTAACAGAATCACTTCCTGTAACTGAATTATATAGTTCATCTTATACTAAACCTATACCTACTGAAACTTTAAGTTTAATAGAAACATTTGCTAAAGTTATTACTTACAATAAGATTTTTACAGATGCATTCACATTAGATGATGCTGCTTCAATTGACAAAGATTATTATGGTAATAAAGGTAATGTTGCCTTTATGCTTGATGTTATAGGATTATCTATAGCTAAGATAGCTACAGAAACTGTTACAGTAGGAGATGTATATGCTGCTGCTGTTAATAAAATAGTAACAGATAATCTTAGTTTAATTGAACTTGAAGCAAAAAGCTTTAATTCACCTAAAACAGATAGTTTTTCTATACCTGAAACTATTAATTTAAGTACTAATTTAGGAAAAAGTGATTCAGCTAATTTTTCAGATACATATTATGCTACACTAAGTAAGATTGTTACTGATTCAATGACAA